ATACATCACTATCAGGGGTTGCTGGTGTTGGTGGTGTTGGTGATGAAATTCCTGCTGTTCATGTCACGGGAGTTTCTGCAAGCGGTGGCACAGGATCAGTCGGCGTTGAGACCCCATCAGTCATGCCAACACCAAATGGTGTATCTGGCACAGGAGCGGTTGGTGCAGAAACACCAGAGCTATCAATTTCTGAAACTGGCGTCAGTGGTACAGGAGCGGTTGGAAACATAACCGAAGAAGGCACTGAAAATGCGACTGGTGTTTCTGGAACAGGAGCAATCGGTGCAGAAATACCAGAAATGTCAGAAGCTGTTTCTGGGTTGGCTGGCAATGGCGGCGTTGGAACGTCTAGCTTTGAATTAACCAAACCTCAATCTGGCGTGGCTGGAAGCGGTGGCGTTGGTGTTGAAATTCCTGTCGCACACCCAAGCGGAGTTTCTGGTGGTGGTGGCACGGGCGCGGTTGGCGTTGAAGCTCTTGAAATATCAATTAATGAAACTGGAGTTGGTGGCACGGGTGCAATCGGCAATCCGACATATATTGCTGATTTGCAAGCTGGCGTTTCTGGAGTTGCTGGTGATGGTGAAACTGGATCAGAGGCAATAGAAACGAACAAAAATGCCACTGGTCTTGCTGGCACAGGTGCCGTTGGTGCAGAAATTGTTCAACTCTTCCCAAGCCAAAATGGAGTTTCTGGCTCTGGAGGGGTCGGATCAGAGAACATTGATATATCATCAGCAGCCTTATCAGGCGTTTCTGGCACAGGTGATGTTGGCACAATAACTGAAGAAGGAACTGAAGAAACTACTGGAGTTTCTGGCACAGGCGGCGTAGGCGCTGAAGCAATTCAGCTAGAAATTGTTGAAGTTGGTGTATCTGGAACAGGTGGTGTTGGTAATGAAAGCATCCAAGCGGATGCGATTATAACAGAAACTGGCGTTAGCGGAACAGGAGCGGTTGGATCAGAAACACCAGAGCTATCAATCGCTGAAACTGGGGTTGGTGGCACAGGCGCGGTTGGAAGTGCCGTTCCAGAAGAACAGTTTGGCTGGGGTGTTGGAACGTGGGGCGATGGGGCTTGGGGTGATATTGCTGGCAGGCCACATCCATCTGGTGCAAACGGCACAGGCGGCGTTGGGACGGTTGATGTCTTGTTGATAACAACTTGGGGTCAAGGTGGCTATGGTGAAGGACAATGGAATTGAGGATAAATAAATGAGTTACACAACACTCAAAGCCCAAATCCAAGATTTTTTGGAAGATGACTCAACAGAGTTTGTCGCATCAATTGATACAATAATAGCGCAGGCCGAAGAAATGGTATTTCAGCGACTGCCAAATATGCCATGTTTTCGCCAAACGTCTGCTGCGGCTAATCTTGTGCAAGGCACAGCGTCATATACAATACCAACAGCGCGGATGATCCGACAGGTATCAATTACAGATACAAATGTTGTCACGTATCTCGACCACAGAGTAGATTCTTACATTCGAGATTACTGGCCTAATGCAACAACGCAAGGCACCCCACGAATGTACAGCACAGATAGTGCAGGAACGGCTGGGACAGTCATTACATTAGCGCCGACACCCTCTGCGGCATTGGCCTATAGCGTAGATTTTATCGCCCCTGAGACGGGGCTAAGTAATGCCAATCCAAGTACTTGGATTGACACTAACGCCTCCACAGTTCTTCTTGCTGCGGCTCTGTACGAGGCTTCTGCGTTTCTAAAAGCGCCAGAAACTTTATCTCTGTATAAAACCCAGTTTGACGAAGCAGTCCAACTTACAGTACAAGAGATGCAACGTGACTACGCAGCAGAATACAATGGAGGCATATAATGGCTATCACACAAGCAATGAGTACGCTCTTTAAAAAAGACGTATTGTTGGGCGACCATCATCTCGACAGCGACAGTATTTATATTGCGCTGTATACTAGCAGCGCAAGTCTAGGTGCGGCAACGGATGGTTATATAACCAGTAATGAAGTTGCCAACGGCAATGGCTACACAACAGGCGGTGTTGCGCTGGCGAGTAAGGCAGTAACAGAAAACAGCACCAGTGGTGTTTTTGATGCGGCTGACCCAGAATGGACAAGCGCAACATTCACAGCCCGTGGCGCTTTGATTTACAACAAAACGCTAGGCGATGCATCTTCAAACGCAAGAGGCGCAATTGCCATTCTTGATTTTGGCGGTGATTTTTCTGTTAGTGGTGGTACTTTTAAAATTGTATTTCCAGCAGCAACTGCAAACAATGCAATTGTAAGGATCGACTAAAATGGCTTCATCCTATGACAACGACTTACGCCTCAATGAAATGGCGACTGGCGATCAGTCGGGCGCATGGGGAACAGTCACGAACCTAAACTTGGAAATGATTGCGGAGGCGTTCAGCTACGGAACACGCGCTATTGCGAATGCCTCCACAGACAACATAACACTTGCGGATGGCGCATTGGATGCTGACCGTAGCATGTATCTAAAGCTGACTGGTGGTGGTCAGGCTTGCACAGTAACATTTTTACCAGCGACCATCTCAAAGGTCTGGCTAATTGAGAATGCAACCAGCTATACTCTGACATTCACCCAAGGATCAAGTGGTGCAAATGTTGCAGTGCCTGCTGGTCAAGTCAAAATGATCGCTACAGACGGTGGGGGCAGCACAAACGGCGTTGTCTACGATCTTTTGACAGACGTAAATCTGGCTGGAACAACGGTCATGGGAGACATTGCTGTAGGCGGCAAAGTCATAACAATGACAGGATCATCAGGCGACACGGCAACGCTGACTGTCGCGGCTGATGGTGCCTTGGCAATCGCCACTACAGACGCAGCCGCAGCAGCAGCCAACATATCCATTACGGCTGACGGCACATTTACTGCTGCAGGAACAACCATCACGTTGGACAGTGCTGGCGATATTATTCTGGATGCTGATGGGGCAGATGTAATATTTAAAGATGGCGGCACATCCATTGGAACTATAACCAACGCATCCAGTGACCTTGTCATCAAGTCTAATGTCGAAGACAAAGACATCTTGTTGAAAGGTAATGATGGAGGTGCAGAAATTACTGCATTGTCTCTTGATATGTCTGCGGCTGGCGCGGCTACGTTCAACAGCACTGTTACTCGCTCTTTAACACGAGGCTCTATTGATGTTGGCAATAGTTCTGGTGTGTCTACGCCTCTGGCTATCGGCGGTGCAAATACACTGCTTCAATCCGATGGAACAGATGCGTCTTGGGCTACTGTTTCTGGCTCAGATAGTCGGCAATCATATGTTACGAATGCTACTGTTGCCGCTAGAGCGGCAGTGTTTTTGAACAGTGATGGAACCGTGGATCAAACGGCTTCTTTCCCACTTGCAGACAATGACGTTGTAGTCAGCACTTTTAGCGCCCAACTTGGTGGGAACTATGGCATTCAATATAATGGTCATGCTGGTTCGTCAGCGTATAAAGATTCAGGTACTGTTGCAGACCGTAGACACGTAACAATTTATAAATACCGTGCTGGATCAAGTGCTGCGAATGCAAGGTATGTGGTTTCTGCTGTTGCTGCGGATGGGACAATGACCCACGGCACACCCGCTGCGTTTAACTCTTCAGGACCGATGAATAATTGTAACGTAAAGTACAACGCCAACATAGACAGGTTTATTGCTGTTTATGATTACGGTGGCTATGCGTCTGCTGGCAATTATGGCGGTATTGCGGTTGCAGTAGGTACGTTAGACGCCAGCAACAACACCGTAGCTTGGACGCATACGACTAATCTTGGTAATGCTGGAAGTGGTGCTACGCGAGGCTTTACTTACTATGATCGTTCTAACTCTATAGAAAGCCCAAGTTTTGACATTGCACAGGATGGCTCTCATCTCATGATTTCTCACATGGGGGATTACAACAACGAAGCTAATGAGAGCAACGCGTATCGCCTTTCCGTAAAAGTGGCTACTATCAACGCTGGCAACAACACTGTTTCTGGGGGGAGTTGGAAAGATGTGCTAAGTTCATCTGGTACAAAATGGTACCGATCTGGTGTATTTCCTTCAAGTATTCATTGGCATCAAAATTCTAGCCAATATATTGTGAATGCTGGTTCGGATGCCGCTACTACGCGATATGCTTATGGAGATCAGCAAGTTTTTCTGTTTACTGTAAGTGGCAATACACCCACACAAGTAAATTACGCCCTTGGGCCTTTAACTATGTCTGGTCTGGAGACAGGCGCAAACTCAGTTCCTCAAATATCATGGTACGATGTGACTAGCACAAAATGTTGGGGTATTGGCATTAATACAGTATCCACCACCGGCAGCATTAATTCTGGTGGCACTGCTGTTGCGCTTTATGAAATGACTGTTGGAAGTGGTAGTATTTCTAATATTAAAGGTAGACCTATTGCCTTGAAGGACACATCAAATTTTGCAAGTCTTCCATTATCTTCAAATGGCAGTTATCCTACGGTAACCGCAAGTGTAGTGTATGATAGTAGTGGAACGGCTTATATATTGTATAAAGCGGGAGCCGCAAGTGCTTCGGGCGGCATTATTGCCGTTATAAAACTAGCTTACGATGAAACAAACATTGGAGCATTGGTTTCTTTAAAAATTAATGAAGTAAGTTCAGACTTGACTATTCCTTACCCCAAAGGAGGGGGGTTTGTAACATACGACACTGGAAGAGACTTTTTGTTTACACTAGGCACGGATGTGTTTTTAGATGCACAAACATCAGCTTCGAATTATCAAATTGTTGCTCAAACTATTAATGTAGCAAACAACGGTAGCGGTTTAAATCCTATTGGCATACATGATAGTTCTTCAAGCGCATCAAGTGGAGACACTATAACGGTTGCACAGTCTGGTAGCGTAGTTTCTGGATTTAGCGGCCTTACCATAGGTGCGCCTCAACTGGGAGGGGGCAAGAGGTTGGGGTATGCCATATCTGCGACTGAAGTATTTGTAACCACTGATGGTAACGGAGGATAAGATATGTATGTACCAGAAACACTGGTTCCTTTTTGGAATTGGCATCCAAGACACTCTGAATACAACACACTACAAGCAGCTTTTGTGGTTTGGCGTAACTTAAAGTTATGTGAAAGTGATTTTATGGCTTTAGGCGATACGCCAACAATGTCTACGGATTGGGCAACATATCGACAGGCTTTGCGTGATTTACCATCTAATGCGAATTACCCTGCAAGTTTAACTGACCCGACGTTTGTACCGCTCGACCCTAACGGTGAGTAGTATGGATAAGCGCACAGTGGCCTCTGCACACAACAGAATTGATGATCTAAACGTCACCTTTGCGTCTCTACGCACAGAGGTGACCATACAGCACAAAGAGCTATTTACGAGGGTAAAGCGTTTAGAGGCAATTATGATCGGTGCCAGTGCGGCCATAATCGTGATGCTGATGACTGTGCTAACAAAGATGGGGTAAGAGCATGACACCAGAGACGTTTGATAAATTCAAAGTTTTGCCGCGAATAATGATGCTGGCTGTTACGGTATTGACGTATCAAAGTGTTCACTGGTTTATGTCTATCCCCCCAGATCAAGTAACAAATGCCCAAGCGGGGTTGGTTAGCGTCTGTATGGGCGCACTCACTGGCTGTTTTGGCATCTTCATAAACGGTGAAAAAGCATGATGGCTCTTCTGGGAAGCCTGCTGGGCTTCGGATCATCGTTTCTGCCGTCAGTTCTGGATTACTTCAAGGCCAATCAACAGCAGAAGCACCGCATTGAAATGATGCAAATCGAGACAGAGCTTGCACAAAAGCGGTCTGAGATGAAGCTGGTTGAGTTAGATAAAAAGGCAGATATCGAAGAAACAAGGGGCTTGTATGAGCATGATCGATCTATCGACGCTGGCGGATTTATCAACGGTCTTCGGGGTTCTGTTCGTCCTATTGTTACTTATGCCTTTTTCGGACTGTTCGTAGCTACGAAAGTAGTGATTATGGTCAAGGTCACGCAGGCTGGTGGAGACTGGATGCAGGCCGTTGATCTTATGTGGGATGGGGAGACATCTGGATTGTTTAGCGCAGTCTTAGCATTCTGGTTTGGAAATCGGGCAATCAGTAAATATGCAGGGAAATAATTATGGGCTACAAGTTAAGCAAACGAAGTCTATCTAGGCTGGACGGTGTAGACGAAAAAATGGTGGCTGTCGTGAAGTACGCCATAGGTGTTACGAAACAAGACTTTTCGGTAATTTGTGGACTGCGAACAATAGACGAGCAACGTGCTTTGGTTGCAAAAGGGGCTTCGCAAACCATGAAGTCAAAACACATTGACGGTAACGCTGTTGATCTTATGGCTTACTGCGATGGCGGCAGATGGGAACTGAACCTCTATGATGAAATTGCAGACGCTATGAAGGAAGGCGCAGAGGCTGTGGGCGTAAAGCTACGCTGGGGCGCTGCGTGGACTGTTAATGATCTAGGTGCTTGGGAGGGTAGCGCAGAGGACGCTATGAACAGCTATATAGATATTCGCAGATCACAGGGACGTAGGCCATTTATCGATGCTCCACATTTTGAGACCATGTTCTGATGTCACTGCAATTGCTGAAATACAACGCTGGCATCGTCAAAGATACCACAGAATATTCTGCTGGCAAAAACGGCCCATTTTATGTGGACAGTGACCTTGTTCGTTTTGTTAACGGATACCCAGAGAAAATTGGTGGATGGGAAAAAGACAAATTTTACGCATTAGATTCGTCTGGGCAAACAACATCTACTGAAGCTACGCTGACTGGCATTGGCCGAAAAATGGTTTTTTGGAGAGCGTCTGATGGTGTTGACAGAATAGCTGTCGGGACAGACAATCATCTTTACATAATTCAAAACAACGCGATTTATGACATTACGCCGCTGCGAAAAACCACAAGTAATCTCTCTAATCCTTTGGTTGTAACAAGTGGCAGCACAACTATTACTGTAACCGATAACTCTCATGGAGCTTCAAACGGTGATTGGGTTGTAATAAATTCTGCCACTGCCACAGGCGGCATATCTGCCGAAACAATTAACAGAATGGCAGGGTATCAAATAACTTATATTGACTCTAATTCTTATTCAATACAATCGCCCGATGCAGCAACAAGTGGTGCCACAGGCGGCGGTACAACAATAGACATAAAATATCTTATTGGTTCTGCCGAAGGATTAGGCACACAAAGTGCTGCTCCCGCGCTTGGCTGGGGCGTTGGTGGTTGGGGTGAATCAACATGGAACACGCCAAGGTCTTTATCTCTGTCTCAAGTAAATCTTGAAAACTCTTCATGGAGTTTAAATATTTGGGGCGAAGATTTAATTGCCAATGTCAGAGGCAGACAGATATATTACTGGGATACATCTGGATCAACAACAGCAAGGGCCGTTCTTGTGTCCAGTCTGGCAGGAGCAGCGTCTGTGCCTGCGGAAGTTCGGGCAACTGTTGTCAGCTTTCCCGACAGACATTTTATTGCCGCTGGAGCCAGTGTATATGTTGCCGCCGATGGAAGCTCTGGAACACTAGACCCAATGTTAGTGCGTTGGTCTACGCAAGAAGATTTTACAAAATTTGCTCCAACAGCACTCAATACTGCTGGCGATCAAAGGCTTGAAGTTGGAACCAAAATTGTTGCATTGGTTAACACGCGAGAAGAAACAATTATATCCACCGACGAGGCTGTGTATGGCATGACATTCGTTGGTGAGCCATTTATATTTTCGTTTAGATTGCTTGGCACTGGCACTAGCGCAATTGGCTTAAACTCTATGATTGCAATCGACGGCAATACATATTGGATGGGCAATAGATCGTTCTATATATACGATGGTGTAA